CATTCAGTATACCTAGACATTGGGATAGATACATAGCGTTTGACTATGGACTTGATATGACCGCAGCTTTATGGTTTGCAGTAGATGAAGATGGAATTATATATGTGTATAAAGAACTACACGAATCAGACTTAATATTATCAGACGCGGCTAGCAAAATGTTGGAGATGACATTACCTAGCGAGATTATAAGAGGTAAAATAGCACCACCTGACTTATGGAGTAGAAGGCAAGAAACAGGTGTATCTGGTGAAGAAATAATGATACAGAATGGTTTATTTGGTTTAAGAAAGGCAGACAACGACAGGGTTAGAGGTTGGAGATTAATAAGAGAATTGCTTAGAGATAAGACTACAAGATATGGTGATTCTAAACCACAGTTGCAAATATTTGAAAACTGTAAAACACTTATTAAAAACTTTCCATTACTACAAGCAGATGAAAGAAAACCAGAAGATGCTGCTACTGAACCACACGATATTACACACATAATGGATGCACTAAGATACTTTGTTGCAACTACACGTCAAGGCAATAGTATTAGAGCACCAGAACCAACAAATAGTGAGTATGAATTTAAAACTATTGAGAGTAGAGAGGAGTCAAGTTATTATGCTTAATTTATTAATAGTTAGCATTATATTATTTCAATTATCATTAACTGCTTTAGGGGTTGCATTTTTATTAATTAAAAGAAACAAAGAAGTAGTTAAACTAGAAGAAAAGAATAGAGAGTTACAAAATGCACTTGATAAAAGCAAGATGTCGGACAGTAATTTTTACGGATAAAGGTGGTGAATTATGAAGGATTATGAAGATGGATTAGTAGGAAAAATACAACAAGATATTGAAGATTCCATAGAACACAAAAGCACTAAAGCAACAGAATGGGAAGATGAAAGAAAGTGTTACGTAGGTGATCAGTGGAACTTATCTTTTATGAAACAGAAGAAAGATAGGAGGACTAAAAGACCTTCAAGTACAGATAATATTATATTTCCAGCAGTTGATTATAAGAAATATGTACTAACTGCTAATACACCAGATACAGTAGTAAGAGTATTAACACCAGACATATTAGATGATGGCGAGTTAGATGATAAGTCTAAAATGTTAACTAACACAGTAGAAAGTATTTTGTATAGAAACAGATATGAAATGACTTGGACAAGGGTTATGTTACAAGGACTTATGCATGGACCTCTTATTGGTAGAGTTGCATGGGATGGAGATAGAGTTGGTGGTGCAGGTGAAGATAGATACATTGGAGAAGTAGATGTTGACTATCTTAAAAAGGAAGATTTCTTTGCAGATCCGTCAGTAGATGATTGGGAACGTAACTTACAAGATTGTAGTTTTATAATAGAAAGACAGACTAAAGATTTATCTTGGTTTAAAAAGAAGTATAAAGATAAGGCACACTTAGTACAACCTAATGAGGATATAAAAGAAGGTAGAAGAAATGAAGATAACACCTATTTGTACTTATATTATCATAAAGGCACTCCAAAAGAAATCCCGTCAAAGTGGAAAGAAATATTTAATAACAGGAAAGAACGAGCCGATAATCCTTTATCCGAAAAGAAATACGAAGGATATAGTAAAGGTGAATTTGAAGGAGTACATTTAGCAGTATATACAGATAATGTTTTATTAGAATACATACCATATATATATGAAGATGGTTTATACCCGTTCTCTTACAAGGTTATTCACGTTGATGAACATAATCAATGGGGATTTGGAGAGATTAAGAACATGATACAACCACAAGTATTACTTAACCTAGTAGATGAGATGGAAGCAGAAGCATACTCTAAACAAGGTTTAGGTGGATATATGTATCAAAAAGGTGCATTAAATCCACAACAAAAGAAAGCATTACAGGAAAACTCACATAAAGGTGGTTCTATCACAGAGGTAGACTGGTTACAAGGAATACAAGAACAAAAAGGAACAAGTGTACCTAACAGTATATTTAACTATAAGTCATATAAATATAATATGGCAGGAGAAATTGGTGGTTATACTAATATTCAGAAGGGTGAAACTAAATCTGGTACACCTTGGAAGGCTATTAAAGACTTAGGTGCTAGAGCAGACACTAGAACAGTAGGACTTATAAACAAAGCTAGTATGTTTCATAGAGAGATAGTAGAGCTAATTATAAGCCGAATTAAAGAATTTTATACTGGTAGAAGGGCTTTTATAGGCTTTGAGAATAATGTACCGTTTAAAATGGAATTTGAACCCGGATATATAAAGGAACAATGGAAACGTGAGATTTCTAATGAAGAAGGAATGAAAGAAGAAGTTATAGAAGATTATTACCCAGAGATGGATATAAGAGTAAACATTGTAGATGCTAAACCAACAGAGAGAGAATATTACATTAACTTAGCAAATATGATGCACGATAGAGGTTTAATAGATAGACAGTCATATCTTGAAACAATAGAGAGTGGTAAATTACCACAGAAAGAAATTATATTACAAAGACTTAATGAATTAGAACAACAACAAATGGAAGCATTAATGGCAGAACAACAAATGGAACAAGGTGTAGGACAAGCACCACCACAACAAGGTAATCTAGGAGTACCAAATCAAGAGTTTATGTATGAAGATATGAACAAATAATATGCCCGACCATAGGCAAGGAGGAAACAAATGAGTGAAGTAACTAATGAAAATGTAACAAATGATACCAATGTAGAAACAAGTGAACCAACTGTAAATGATTCACAACAAGACCAATCGGTTGAAGCAGATGTTGAAACTACTGATAACACCAATCAAGTAGAAGATACACAGAATGATACCGAAGTAGATGTTGATACTGACACAGATGATACACCAGAAGCGTCAGAATCCGATTTAAGCGAACTTTTAAAACAAGTCGAGTCAAAGGTTAAGTACATGGATAAAAACGTTCAAATCAATGATATAGACGAGCTAGTCAACAACTATCAAAAAGGTCTTGATTATGAAAGACAAGTAGAGAAAAAAGCTAATTTAGAAAACCAACTAAATAGTTACAACGAACTTGTCAATAAATTGTATCCGGAACAAATTAAGGATACTAACCAATTATTCGATGCACTAATAAAAGCAGAAATAAAAGATATAGAAAGTCAGTATGCAGAAAAGTATGATGGAGATGACTTGCAAAAGGTTCTTAGGGGAGATGACCGATATAGAGAACTTAAAGATCTAAACCCTAATGACTTCTCTAAAGAAGAAGTTGTTGAAAAGTTTGACAATGATGTTAAAACTATAAATAAATCTTATGGAGAAAATTTTAACTCTTATAAAGATATACCAATCGAAGTAAGGGAAAAAGCAGCCGATAACAACCTTCCATTAGCAGAAGCATATAAATTAGTTAATTTTGACAAAATATTAAATGACAAATTAGATAAAACAAAGAAGTCTTTAATGGCAGAACTTAGTGAGAATAAACAAAAGACAACACCAAAGAATAAATCTAAATCAAACGTAGAGTCTAAGTTCTACACAGAGGAACAACTTAAAGGTATGTCTGAACAGGATATGCTAAAGAACTGGGATAAGGTAACTAAATCCCTAAAAAAACTACAAAAATAATGGAGGTAATATAGATGAGCACTGTATCCAATTTTATACCGCAAATATGGAACGCAAAGGTAATCAGAGAATTAGAAAACAACTTAGTTGGTAAGCAAATTGCCAATATGAATTATGACGGTGAGATTAAACAAAAAGGTGATACTGTATTTTTCAACAGTTTGGGCGATGTAACAGTTAATTCTTATTCTGGTACTGTATCATATGAAGAACTTAGTGATGAGCAAGTTGCTATGGTTATAGACCAAGCAAACTATTTCGCATTTAACGTACAGGATATTGACGCAGCACAGGCTAATGTAGATCTTAAAAATTCACAAGCACAAAGAGCAGCTTATGAGTTAGCAAATAAGTGCGACCAACATATACTTGGACTTTATGCAGAAGCAGCTAATACTGTAACTGATGCTACTTGTGATAGTTCTACAATTATATCTGACATATCAGAAGCAGGAGTATACTTAGACGAGCAGAACGTACCACAACAAGGTAGATACCTAATTATATCACCATGGGTTAGAGCTAAACTTGAATTAGCAGGTGTAGTATTCTCAATCAATGATGGTATTAAATCTGGTACTGGTGGATTAGCATGGGCTGACTACTTAGGATTTAAGATTTATGTATCTAAC